CGTAAAAGCAAATTCTCTTAAGCCTGGTAAGTTTACCATATAACCTGCTGATTGTTTGCAAGTAGCATCTATCATAGCATCGTTTAATGTAATAGTTACATTTGTTTGACACATCAAAGGGAAATTTGAATCTGCATCATAAAGTAAAATATCCGAACCGTTTAATACGCTCATATTCCTTGTTGTATTTTAAATGTAAATCTTATTAATCTTCTCACTAAAACTCCTGTGTCTACCAGTTGTTCAAGTGTATTTGTACTTTCCATTAGCGTTCTAATTACATACCAATCAGGTAATAAATCTAAATACCCATCCTGCCTTGTTCTAACCAACTCCATTACTTCGTTTGATATTCTATCTGATAATAATTTACCACCAAAAGAGTTGTCAAACCTTGTACCCACCTCAATTAAAACGCTCACTTCTTGACCATAACTTTGTTTACTGCCTTCGCTTAATTCCGTTGAATTAAATGTAGAAAGCAAAATATATGGCTCGTAAGCCTCTGCTAAAACTGATGCCGAATCATATACCCGAACTTCTTGTAAGTCTATAACGATTGCACCGTTTAGTCTTTCGTAAAGTTTTTGTCTAATAAGTTCTCCGACATCTTTCATTCCACAAATTTACGATTTATTTACTAATATTTTTAGCTATTTTTCTTATATCTCTTAAAAAGACATTTTTGTATTTAATAAATGCTGGAATAAGAAATGGTTGCGCTTTCATTGTTCCTTTACCATTAACATAAAACTGCATTGCATAAGCTTCAAAGCCTTGCGGAACATTAACACCACTACCAGTACCAAATTCAACATAAGGAGCGTAAGGAGCAGCGTTACCACCAAAAGCAACTACACCGGTTAACCTGTAAAGGCCGAGAGTCTTGCCTATGTTGACTCTTGACGGGTTGACGCTCGTCTCATGCTGAGCGTCAGAGTCGATAATCTCGTCCCCCACCCCCGGAAAACTGACGGGGGTAGGTGTGGACGCCGGTATTGACTGCGCCGCGCCCTGCGCCAATTGACACAAAGGTTTGTCCTGTAAAAAGAAATTAACTGCGTCTCGTACTTCGCGATTCCACGCGAGCGACGTCAATTTGAGGCCCGGGACCGCTGTCACCGGGTTTGGTACTGTAGCCATACACACGCACTCCTTAGTATTTCACAGTGTAAAATGAGCAGGATACCACACGTCGATGGTCTCCCCCGGGCTATGTACCCGGGCTACTGACGGCGCCACGCCCCGCGCCGTGATTGTAACTGTCTGCGGGCTAACCGCGCTCGCAGGCGGGGCGGCCAACGTGATACGCTCGCCAGCCCAACTAAGATCGAGCGGGTAGTCACTCGGGTTGACGGTGAGGGCGTTACCCGGCGGAGACGATATGACAATTGTCCCGGGGTTGACTCCCCCTAGCGCGGTGCCGCCCGTGACAGTGCACCCGTCAGACCCGATCCGCCCGTACGTAACGTCATCCAGCACGCCTGTTGGTGGGTCATCGGCGGGCTCAGTAAAAAGAGTAAAAACAGCGCTGAAAGGAGTGTACCGCTCGCTCCACCCCTGAACGTAATACTCCGCGTACGTCACCCCCAAAATTTTAGAGTTAAACCCGGACACACGCAACCTGTCGGTGGGCCGCAAATTGAACAACTGCTGTGTCAGCGCCGCCGTACGTGCGGTCACTAGATCCACAGTCAGTCTCGCCACACGTAGTGCTTTTGAGCGGCGCATAGTGTGGTACGCCAGCGCCAGCGCCGCCGTCCTGTCGATACAGACAGCGTCAATCGTGGCGTCGCGGCGAGGCCCCGGGTCTGTCGCCGTGACAGAACCAAATGGCGCGGTCACCGTGACACGCGTTGGAGACCCGTCAATCTCGCTCGTTAGCACCACCGGGTCCGTCGCGTCGTCATCCTCCCCGAGGGCAACACTCGCGGCTAATGTGAGCGTGCGTACAGCCCCGGGGAAAAGGGCTTGGTACTCCCCCGGCGGCGAGGACCAAAAATACCCGCCGATACTGCCCATATATTTTTGCATTTTATCTAGCGCTGTTTCTTCACAAATTTTGTCGAACCATAAGCGCCTGGCGTCGCCCCCGATAAAGACAGCGTCTACACCCGCGAAACCGCATAAATAATCCATCGTCGTACCCCCCGTGTTATTGTTGCTCGCCAAATCTATAGTGTTGTAATTGCGCGTCAGCGTATCCTCCTGGGCGAAACACACCCCCCCGATGGAAAGACCTGGGACACACTTACTTGTTTTCCCGGGGGCGGAGGGGTTACCATTACCCCCGATGTAGACCGTATCAGCGGATAAAGCGGAGAGTCCGTCAGCGCCGAAACCAAAATCGTCCGCCCCCAGGAGAAAGTACGTGCTATCCGGCGGCCCGTATTGAAATGATGTGAGGTAATTCCACCCGGAGCTACGCTTAAGCGGGGCGGAGTCTTGTAAGACTCCGGCAGCGTCATACACTGCGAGAGCTGGCGCACCCCCGGAGTTGATAACCCGCACCGACAGCAACACTCTATCCGTGCCGGACGTGTCCCAATACTGCAGCAACGTAACAGATTCACCCACCGCCGGAACGTAACCGTCCTCAAGCTTAAAGGGCAATCGGACTTCTCGGACCGTAGAGGAGGGTTTCGGGCGCAACTTGAGCTCGACCACTGGCCCCGCCCCTGTACTCGGGGGGCGCAAGGTGAGGACATTTCGGAACTGACTGTCCTCGGATGCGGACGTCTCGACCGCGCCGCCAGCAGCGAGACCTGTAACGACTGCTGGTGTGAGCTCTAGCCCGCGCACCCCTGCGATAAGGCCCGTGTTATCATACTCGGTGGCGCCGCTGTCGCCCGAAAACTCCCACAAATCGAGAGTATGCGAGTACACCGTACCTAAAAACCTTATTTCTTCGGCCCAAAAACTGTCAAAACTGATACGCGCCAGCCGGGATAAACCATCCGCAGCCCTCACAACAACCTGGCTAAGCGACGACACACCGCCGACAAAAGCTGGCGAAATTGACGTGATAAACCCCTCAAATCGAGTGGACGTCACCCCGTTAATAGTCACAACAACACTCACCGGCACATCTTCCGCAAAGTGCGGGTACCACAATGATAGCGGGTTGCCCGGCGTGAAATTACCGTCATGGTTATCCAGAGTGAACGTCAAAATCGAGGGGCTAATACCCTCCAGCGAGCTCGCCCGGCCTCGATCCTCAATCGTCACGCCCTCGCTAAAAGCAACTTGGCCCGTCACATCAACGGAGGTGCCGTCGAGGACCAAAAAAACTTCAATCTTTGTTGGAATAGCCACTAGAAAACTCCTTGCGAGTAAATGCTACCCCGAGAACGAGAGGAATTAAACGCTTTGGTAACTTCGCGCGCGATGGCCTCAGGGCTACCCAAGGGCTGCGTGACATTGATAACAATAGTTTGCCCATTGCCGCCACCGAAACCTTGCGCGCGAGCTTTAGACAGCGGCAAAACCATTTCCGGTTCGCCGCCCTCACCGATCATCGCTAGCGTAGGGGAGCTAACGATTCCCCCCTCAGCCAAGAAAGGAATCTTTATCCCCTTACCGCCTAGCCCCGGCACCCACGAGGGGGCTTGGAAACTAAACCCCCCGATAGAGCCGTTCCATAAAGATTTAACGGCGTTAACCACCCCGGAGAACGCCCGCCGGATACGCTCAACCGCGTTAACAACACGAGTAACAAAAGATCCAGCAATCGAGCTTACCCCCGACCACATATTAGACCACATAGACCTAATACTCGACACTCGGGAAGCCACGAAAGAACCAATAGCAGAGAACGCCCTAGAAGCAGTGTCCTTGAGGGCCCAAATTCTGCGGCCCGCATACACCACAAAAGCTTGGACCGCCGCCCCCAATTGGCGCCACGATAAAATCGTGGACCTGACCGCCGCGACAATAGGAGAGACGATAATCCGGGTCATCCGAGACCAGGCTCTATCGATCCACACTACGGTGGACATTACCCAGTCGCCAATTTTTTTGAACGCGGCCGCACTGGCTTTACCCGTAGCCTGCACGGCATTGCGGAACCAACCGACATTCTTGTACGCCCAAACAACCGCAGCCACTAACGCAGCGATTGCTACTACCGCTAACCCGATAGGGTTAGCCGCCAACACAAAATTTAAAGCAGCTTGGGCCCCCGCCCAAACTTTAGCCGCAAGGGAAGCGGTCTTAACCGCGATAACAAAAACAGTAACCGCAGCAGCTAGGCCCAATAGTGATGTCGCGAGTATTTTAGCGGCGGCGGGGTGCTCACTAAAGTACTTACCTAGTGAAGCCAGCGCCTTAATGACGGGCATGAGGGCGTCAATTAAATTAGTCTTCAGCGTGCGCACAAATGACGTCAGGGCCGCTTTATCCGCGCTGCTCACCGTATCGTTCAGTTTCTTGGCCGCGCCCGACACCTTACCCATCTCAGACGTTGCTTTACCAACGTCCATCGTGAGCAACGCCTTGCCCATATCCTCTGCTTTCGTACCGAACAGGGCCACCGCAGCGGCAGACTGTTTTACAGGGTCTTTAATACCCCGTAATTTATCCAAAGTCAGCCCCAAAGCTGCACTAGCCCTGGGGCCGCCAGCAGCGATATCCGCAGCCATCCTCGCCCCGGACACACCAATAGCTTTAAACCCCTCGGCCGTGAGCTTGCTGCCGTCAATAGCCCTGATAGAAAATTCTTTTAACGAGTCGGCCACAGTATCCGAATCCCGGGCGCCACCCTTTAGACCTTGGCTCAAAAGTCCCGTCGCTTGGGTTGCCGACAACCCTAATTTCGCGAATTGCGGGCTGTACTCGTTAAGAGTATCCAACAAATCATCAGACTTGTTAACCCCCAACTGCATTCCTCGGGTAATAACATCGAAAGCTTCGTCTGAGTCTTTCGCTAACCCGTTCTTAATCATGTTACCCGCCGCAGCTGCGGATTTAGCTAGATCCTGATCAAAAGTAGCCGCTAAATTAAGTAAATTTTGGGTGCTGCGCTTCGTCATCTCGTCATTCTGCGCCCCAATTTGAGAATGCATGACCGACATAGCGTCGCCAACGTCCGCCATTGACCCACCAAAACCAGCGGCGTAAATTTCTCCGCTGAGCTTGCCATACCTCTGTGAGTCCTGGGCGGACAAGTTAAGCCGGGCACTCATCTTGGCGTCAATTGCCCCCTTATCCATCACCGAACTGAACGCTCCCACGAGACCAACAGCAGCAGCAGCGCCCCCGGCAGCGGCCCCTTGCTGCATAGCTGTACTATTACCCAACCTAGACAGTCGTCCTTCGAGCTGATTAGCCGATTGTCCAACTTCGCCAAATACTTTAGACGCGTGGTCATGCGCGACAATTCGCATGTCCAGGTTAGTTGACACGGTTAGACTCCCTAATCATTTCATCGACATAATGTTTAAAAGAAAGCACCTCAGACCACGATAACAGACACCATTCCCACGGCCTAATACCAAAGTGCTTGGCGAAACTAGGGCCGTACTTAGCCTTAGTTTCTTTTGGGCTCACGCCCGTTACTCTTTTGGGGGAGCAACCTCCGCCTTCTCCCGCGCAGCCTTAGCGTCCTCAGGGTACTTTTTAGCCCACTCATCGTACGTGAGCCCCTCGGCGTCGAGCGTACCCACGTCAAGTACCCCCGTGTTGTCTTTAAAGTAATCCCACGAAACCGTGGGAACTACCGCGTTAACGGCCAGCCACACGAGCAGAGCCGTGCGAATAGTACCGCTGTGCTCGGACAGTTCTTTGCCCGTTGCAGTCTCTATCTTTTCCATGTGGGAGAATTTGAGACCACTGCTCGAAACATCCGGGTACCGTTCACCCTCAATTTCAAATTCTGCAACAACATACTCACGGGTTTTTTTCGGCAGCCTGTCCGCCGGTTGCTTAACCGTAGCCGGTTTAGTTGTAGCCATTATTACTAACCTTCAATCTTTTTAAGGGAACGTGCCATTGCCTGCATGATATCAGACCTAGCCTGAGCTTGGTACCTCTGGGCCACCCCCGTAAACCAACCCGGCTTAACTGTTTGGACAACCCAATTTTCGCGGTCCCCAAACACCGGGTGGCGCCATTGGCCCTTATCAATGTTCTTCGGCAATTTTCGGCCAGCGCGGCCAAGCTTAGTCGGGTCAACCCTTATCCGCACGCCCTGAGTACGCCCTGAGTACGTTATTTTAGTCCGCAAAGATTGAGCAATAGTCTTGCGCAAGCTAAAACCATCAGATTGCAGCTTACGCCCGGCAGTCTCACGCGCTTTGGCCCTATTGCTCGACCGCTCGACAGCCACTCGGGCACGCCCTTTAGCTCCACCTGACATACCCGTGGCGGAGGACTCCATCGACATAATTTCACGGCGCATATCCCTAACGATTGGCGCCGTAATCTGCCGTATCTCTTTATTTAACTCCGTGCGGATAACCTTATCCGCTGAGCGTAACCGCTTAACGGCAGCGGCCCACTCAGCGCCGGGGGTAACCTCAAAACTGCGAGGCATTACAGAGCGGTGTCAGCTGTCAACACTGAAATATAGAACGGCTGATTAACACCATCGTAAAGAATATCGCACTCCACAGATACTTTAACTGTGGACCCGTTGGTGGGTTCAGGCCACGAACCGGGATTGATTTTCAACGCTGGGATAGCCAGCTGAACCGTAGCAAAACCAGCGCCGATAACCTCCGTCGTCTGCAATGTTGCCGTGAATGACAGCGTAGACTGATTAAGCAAAGCATCGCGGGTAATCGTGTCGTTGTACTCATACTCAAATTTAAGAGTGTGCGCCACTTTACCCCGGGTAGGTTGGTTGCGGCCGCCTATCACCCATCGACCAGTGTCGATGTTGTTAGATGCCGACAATTCCCACGATTTGACGTTGCTGGTAGCAACGCCGCCGCCACTAGCCAGAGCGGTAGCGGTCGGAGCGACAAAAGCAGGGGTCGAGCCCATTCGGACGGACCCGCCAACAAAAGTAAAGAGAGAATCAGCCGCCGGGTAACCCGCCACCGCGAGAGCGGTAGCCGTCGTGTAGGTCTTTGCGTCCACGTCAATATCTAACGTGGCTATACCCTGCTCCGGGCACGCTAGAGTAAATTGGCTGACGGTACACCCGGCGTACGTTGTCGGCTGAGACTGCCCAACATTATTGACTACCCCCAGTTGAGCGGTGAAACTGGGTAGGTACGTGTCGGTGACAGTAGGGGTGAAAACCTGCTGGTACAAAGCGCCCGCAACAACGGTTGAGGTGCCGGTGCCGGTGCACGCCCGCAACAACTGGCCTAACCCCTTGCTCACCAACTCCAAACTGACTTTACCCGTGGCTTTACCCACCCCCACTACACGACGGGAATTAAGGTTAACGCCCCCCGGGGCACCCACGGATAGGCCCTCACCTTGCAAAGGCATAGGGTCTACCTGGAACGCCGTTGACTCTTTTATTCGGTAAAATCTTGAAGGGGTAACCGCAGTACCATAAACAGTTTCGGCAGCGGTCCCGAACTGATGGTCAGTTAAGTTAGCCATTACTTGCTCTTCTCTTTAGGCACGAGCACAAAATTATCCTCTTGCGCGGTGAAATACTCCACCCGATCGGAGGCCACCTTAAAAGTATCCCCCTGGTTAACAATACCGACACCAGGAACTTCATACGGGGTGATACTTCCGATATACTTTATCTCACTCACCATTGGTTACCTCCAAAAGAATTAACGTCCGCTTGAGCGGCCATACGGGCAGTATACTCTAAACTGAACTCAATCTCCACTACTGCGCCGCCGCGTACGTCCATCAATGTTGATGTGGAAGCAACAAAACACCACAAAACTGTGCCAGCTGGCAGCCCTAAAGTAGGGTCCGAGCGCAATAAAATATCCACATCAGACACCATAGAGCTAGCATCACTCAAGCACCGTAAAAAATCTCTCTGCGTAGCCCCACCAGAGCTCGAAAAAGCTTTACACAAAATCGTGCCGCGTTCTTCTCGGGGTCGGTTAGGCGCAATAGCGGCCGCCTCAAGCTGGACCGCACCCGACGGCACCGAAATATCCAACGCCCCGGGCCACCCCACCACAATAAATTTCTCCGGCGTATCCGAAGTAACAAAAGTCTCCGGCCCCAGATAAACAGGAACTCCCCGCTCAAAAGAATCAGGGGTACGATACCCCGGAAGCTCCTGCACTAACGCGGTCACCCTCGCCAGCACAGCGGGGAAGCTAATAGTCCCGTAATTAGCAGGTAAAGACTCCATCAGAAGCTGCTCATCCGGATAGTGTCCCATAAACCCGTGCGGTACGAGTTACTCACCGTCAAGGGCAACGACCACGGGCTAGGGCCCATATCGTTCTGCGACGGCAAATTAGACCCGCCCCGCTGGCGGGCCCAGTAT